TTAACTCTCAATCGCCAAGATGCTATAACGCCATTCTTCTGGAATAAAAGCCTGTCCATGAGCTAAGGTTATGGTCACTATCTTGTTATCCAGTTTGATGTCCTTGATGAACATATTTTTATCGCAGCAAGGAGTCAGGATGATGTGGGGCATGAAGTCGTATTCTTTCTCAAGGGTATGTTCTACTTGGTCATCCTCGTTCTTAGGTGGTCTTTCTCCACTAGGGATACCTCTTCCTAGTGTCTGATCTTGAATCTCCCGGGCAAGTTTGGAAAGCGGGAATATGCAGTCATCAATATGCTCAGGTTGGATGGCATTCTTGCCTATCTTCTCCTTAGTGATAGCTTCATTCTCAATGTGGTTGGTATAGATAGCGCTATCCTGAATTCCTCTGGCATCAAGTTTGCCTACGGTACAGGTCTTACCGGAGAATGCGCCATTGGAATCGATTTTATCATCCCATATTTCATAGAAGCCCCAGTCAGATTCGAGCAACTTATCTGTCTCGTAATAACCTGAGCCTTGGGGTGCTTCCTTGAGCTTAATGCCACTGGCAAAGTCAGCTCCGGGTCTGACTAAACGGATGTCCACATTGGACAGGGGTATGCGGTTGAGGGCACTCATGATGTAATAGCTAATGCCAAATTTATACATGGTTATCTCCTTTATTGTTATTAGTATAGTGTTTCATGATCATCTATGCTGGGATAGGTATCGAAGTTTATGAAGCCGGGTGAGCCTATATAGTTGGATTGCAGAGTTATCTTGACCTTATCGGCATCTTCTCTGATCTCCTCACTGGCTTTGGGATATTGAGTGATAATGACCGGAAATTGCCTGATCTGGGTGGAATACATGGTAAACTCTATATAGAATTTACCTTCCTGAGTAATGAAATACACCAGAGACTGAAACTCCTCCGGAAAGAGAACCATCTCAACGGATATCGTATCTTCCCTATAGGCTTCCCTCTGGTGCAGGATAGTGGGATCAAAGGCATTCTTTTTCTCGATGCGGTACTTAGTCTTGGGGACAAAGTCTACTTCTGCTGTCTCACAGGTATAGATACTATGGTCACTGCCATTGACTCGAATCATTCTTATAGTGCTCATAATAACCAAGCCTTTACTTTGTATTCATCATTGATATAGTCCCGTTCCACTTCATTTACCGCATAAACATTGCTCTGTATCCTGAGCTTGGACTGCAGAGAGATACTGTATTTGGCTATCTGGTCGATAGTAATGTCGATACTCCACTTGGAATCGTGAAAGTCGATAAGGTATTGATTGATAATGGGCTGTAGCATGGCAGTATCTCCTGCCAAAGTTTCCAGTATGGAAGTGTCAGGCTTCTCCTGATTACTGCGCTTCTTAAGCAAGGAGACGACATCCTCATTGGCTATATCTATTATAGTAGTAGAGTAGGAGTCCTTGTTCTTGAAGATGATATTGCCGTAGTTATCGGTATAGATAACAGCATTATAAAACATCAGCGCTACCTGCAGCACCTTCAGGTCATTGGTCTGGTCATCTTTATTGGTCTCATACGACTTGCCAGGATGGAAACGAGTGGGAAAGGTATTGCCATTATCGTAATGGGCTGCTACATACTGATTAACTGCCTGACTGGTGCCATATCCATTACCATAGATAACGCCTGTGGAAGTTAAGGTGTCCAACTGGCTTTCGGCTATACCATTATCGGTAAAGAAAGCGATAAACTCCTCTTGGCTACTGTCAAGGTCAGTCAGGTTATCCACCCAGGTGGTTCTGTCATCATATTCATAGACCTGGGGACAGATATTGTTAAAGAACTTGTATATCCTACCTCGGTAAACTGCTTGGTATTTTGTACTGGCAGGATTAGGATAGGTAGCTTTGATAACTTTCTTGTAAGCAAAAACAAACTTGATGCGGTTAGCTACATTATCAACTATATAACCATACTTAGGACCAGCCCAGGAGGTATTATAGAAAGTATATGTCCAACCACCTCCGGAGGGTAAGGTCTGCATATCGTTAAACATGACCTGAGCCAACATCAGATCACCGGTATGGAGCATTGGCAGATTATAGAAGTTGTAATAACTAATATCAATTGGAATGCGCTGTTCTATGTCCTGAATAAAGTAACCGAGTGCCCATTCCGGTTGATACCCGGAAGTCAGGCTGTAATAGTGCTTCAGGTCTGAGTAAATGGATAACAGCTTAATCTTGTCATAACAGGTGATCTTCAGGATACTGGTGGAAACATCATAGCTCAATTGGGAAGTATCGATGATTCCTCTAAAGAACTGAACACTATCCCGATAGACCTTTACCTCATATATACTGATATAGCGCTCATGCTCATGACTGCCTGATAATAAGTAAGTATTTATCCAACTGGTCGGGAAACACTCTAAGATTAGGCGCTTGGGTTCTCTGGTATAGTTGGAGACCGAAGCTAATTTATCGGATGATACAGTTAAGGTGATAATCTGCCTATCTGTAGTAGTATCGATCAGACTATGCTTAACCTGACCATAATCGGCATCAGTGGTCTTGCCCTTGATAAAGTCTACTCTGAACAGATTAGCCATCAGACCTCACTCCTGATCAGTTTGCCGGTATCGGCTATCTCACTCACTCGGACAGGGTCATTGGAGAGTGGATCAACATGGATATCTATAATAGGTTTGGAGTCTTTCAGGTTCTGCTTCATCTCGGTAATTTCCGTCTTTAGGGCAGTCATAATCTCGATTAGGGCAGATATACCACCTCCCGACCCCACGCTGCCACCTGTGGCATAAATTGAGCTAACATTGCTCGGTATGGGGATATCAGGGATAGGCAGTCCGGCAAAGGCTGACCTGACCTGGCTGAGGGGAGCGAAGTTCAAGAAGTCGAACAGGTTCCGACCTAAGGCTTTGACCCGGTCTTTAGCAGTGATATACTCCTCACCTTCGGCTTCAATCAGGACACCTCCCTCGTCATGGGAGTTACCTACCAGCATACCGCCTTTGGCAGCTTTGGGCGGTTCAGTCTTGGAGATGGCAGCTACATTAGCCAGCCCGGCTCCAATGGCTGCTGCTGCAGCTGCTATTGCCAATCCAGGTCCAACGATGGGAATACCAACCATAGCCTTATAGGCTGCTGTAGCTGAGGCATAGGTATCCACCATAGCCTGGGCGATTGCCAAGGTCTTCCAGAGGGCAAAGCCTTTTTTACCGAACAGTTCAGTGGTCTTGGCAAGGTTACCCAGGGTCTGGCTAATCCCTTCTATATGCTTCTGGTCGAACTGGTCTCTGACTCTGGCTTTGGACTGCTCTATCTGTCTTGTGATCTGCTCTTCGGTTAGACCTGCAGCCAGGAGTTTATCCTTCTTTCTGGCATAATAGTTATCGATGGCATCCAGTTGTGCCTGGTATTGGTTATCATCCAAGTCCAACTGGGTCTGACTGAATTCATACTTAGTATCAGATAGTTCCTGTAAACGCCTGTCCTCTTCCTCTGCTAACCTCTGCTTTTCCTTCTGTTCCGTCTCAGCTTGCTTGATCCTCTGGTTAATGGCTTCCTGCTCGATCCGTGTAATTTCTCCGGCATAATAGGAGGTTATGGAGGCAAGTAGCTCTTCAGACGCTCCCAATGATCTTGCCTTTTCCAGTTCAGCATCCCTCTGGATCTCCAGTTCCTTAGTTTTTCGTTTGGTTAGGTCGGAGATACTGTTTAAGTTATACTTCTGCTCCAGAGATGCCAGGTTCTCCATGTCTCGCTGTTTGGCTTGAGCTATCTGGGTTTCCAGGCTTCTGATCTTATTCAAGGAGGAGGTCTGCTCATCCACGTTATCGGCACTGATCTTGCCCAGTTCTTTAAAGTGTTTCTTCTCTTCAGATAGCCTATACTCTAAGAGGGCAATGCCGGTCAGATTGGATTCGGCTTCCAATCGGGTCTTTTCCTTATTAAACTCAGTTTGGGCTTTCAGGTCTTCGGCATAGACCTTCTCCCGGAGTGCCTGCTGTTCTGCCAGTCTGTCCTTCTGCTTGTCGAAGTAATCCGAACCTATCAGGACAGAGCCACCGGAGTTCATGATCGCCAGAGTATCGTTATAGTCGTCTATTTCCTTTTTGATCTCATGGAGTCTACGCTTGGCTTCCTCATAGTCAATACTGGATGCTATCTCCCTATGCTTGGCAACCAATGACTCTACTGACTCAGTGGTGGAATCGACAGTATCTTTATAATCTGTCTGAGAGGAGATGGCAGCATCATTTGCCACCTTGGTGGAGGCATAGGCAAAGCCCAGGGTTGCCAGAGCTCCCACAGCAATGGAGATTATCCCTGCCACCGGGTTGATGGCGACTTTAAGTGCATTGATAGCCACCGTTAAGGTTGTAATGGCTGTAGCAACTGCTATGATAGTAGGTATGGCTATTGCCAGACCAGTAACAAAGCCCTTCATGACAGGAGCCAGGTTCTGATACCATTCAAAGAGATTTTTAAGTCCTTTCAGTAAGGGAGTAATAAGGGTGGTCAACATGTCACCAATAGTCTCTTTCACATCTCCCCAGGCATTAGCATTCTGCAGCCTAAGGTCTGCCAAGGCAGTGGCAGTTCCATTGTAATCTGCGGATAGCTTCTCTACTAAATAAGACACACCTTCGGTTTTTAGGCGAGTATCATCCAGTTCGATGCCATAACGACCCAACATCTCAGTATGACCATTTAAGGCTCGTCCCATTAAATCAAAGGCACTCTCAATGGTCATCCCGGTGCTTTTATTGGCTTCAGCAAAGTCCAACAAAACAGGTGTTAAATCTTGAATCTCAATTTTATTAAGCTTGTATGTTTGAGCTAACTTTGCCATTAAGACTAACATCTCTTCATCACCGAAGTTAGTGACTTTCTGCATGGCAGAAGCGAAATTGCTCATTTCTGTTGCAGATTCGCCAAATGCTACTTTTGCCAAAATAGCTGCCTGTCTTTGCTCCAGAGATGCATCCAGATAGCTATTCATAGATGATACCACAGACCCAATGACCTGTAGCACTCCATCAAAGGCAATCTTAACGTCTCGAATAGTAGCCAGAGCTTGTTCTGCAGTGATCTTGACCGCAGCAGGCTTCTCTATCTGCTCTTTGGCAGTATTAGCCTCCTGGGTCACCTCACTCAGCTTGAGATTGGCATCATTTGTGACGAGGACGAGTTTGAAAGTTAATTCGGGCATGAGGAATAAAGTATGTAACTATATATACTATCGAACAGTATGACCTAACCAAAGACCAGATACTACAGCTATCAAACCAGTTACAGTTGATGCGATGATATTCATCAATGCTGTTTTTACATGACCGTCCTGATAGAGTAAGACTGTTTCATAACTGAAAGTAGAGAAGGTAGTAAAAGCACCCATGAAACCTGTTATAAAAAAAAGCCTGATCAGTTGGTGATTGGAATTGTGTTGAAACCTCATTGTTATAAACCCAACCAGAAAGCATCCAATGATGTTTACAATCAATGTCTTGTAAGGAAAAGGACTACTGGTTTGATAATGAGTAATCAAGCTGACATAATATCTGAGAACACTACCTATGGCACCGCCAGCTAAAACAAGCATGACATCTTTGATTGCTAATTTATAGGGAAACATTAAAGACTCCTTTTTTGATTTTTTCATCATCATAGGAGTCATTAGAAGTATACTACATCGGTTCGGAACAGCAGGATTCCAAGCGAACTCCATCGCTAAGATCAATTTTTCACAAGCATTATTTCTGTCAATAAATGTGTGTTTATTCATGAATAATTCCTGATCATCAACTCAGTCTGAGTCTGGAAACTGCCTGAAACGGTGTATTGGGCTTCGACCGTCTCAATAGTGAAGCCTTTATATAACTTCCTGATGTAAGGCTCATTATTGTAGGAGAGCAGGAACTTACCTTTTAGTGTTCTCAGCAGTTCTGCCATCTCTTCATGCTTGGTAAAAGCATCTGCGTCTTCTCTATCGTATAAGTGCTCCTTTGTATAGTAGGGTGGGTCCAGGTAAAAGAACGTAATGGGGCTGTCATAACGGTTGATGATCTTCTCAAAGTCCTGTTTTTCAATGATCACCTGCTGTAAACGTTCTGAGGCTACCTTCACCTTCTCCAGTTGTCGGAGTGGCATGTATTTATAGCCCTGCATGATGCAGAAGTTCTTGGAACGAGAACCATAAGAGCAGGATAACTGGAAGTAAAAGCGGATAGCTCTTTCCAGTTCGGTCTTGGGCTGATGATTGGTAAAGACATCGAATAGCTCTCTGGAGACAAGATACTGGTTCAGTTCAGTGACAAAGGCTTCCGGGTGGTTCTTGATGTACTTCCAGAAGTTGACCAGATCACCATTGATATCGTTATAGACCTCTGTATATCTGCTCTTGGAGTTGGTCTGCCAGTCTTCCTTATTGGGACTCTTACCGAACAGCACCCAGGCAGCTCCACCAAACACTTCGCAGTAGATGTCATGCTTGGGGATCAGAGGCAGGATCTTCTTTCTGAGCAGCCTCTTGCCACCCACCCAGGAGATGATGGAGTTCATTTAGCCTCCAACGGGAAGTTGGCGATGATCACTTCGTTATACTCGGATTTGCCTTCTTTTCGATTGATACCCTTGGTTCTGGTCACATGCTTAATATGATAGCCTTTGTATAGCTTCAGAACGTCAGGGTTATCATCGTAACTTAGGATAAAGCGACCTTTGATATTCTTGAGCTGCTTGTGCAGGTCTGCATGACTGAACTGCTTGGAGTTATCATAGGTATAGCCAACCATATAGGGAGGGTCGCAGTAAAAGAAGTTGGACTTGGTGTCATACTTCTCAATTACCTTCTCATAGGACAGATTCTCTATGATCACCATATCCAAGCGTTTGTGCAACTCTTTGATGCGATCCAGCCGATTATACATACTGGAGGTGCCTCGCTTCTGTGAAGTGCCGAAGCTGTCGCCCTTTGATCCGAATGACCGGGTAATCAGGAACATGAACCTAGCTGCTCTTTGGATCTCAGTCAGACCTTCTTGTTTCATGATCTCACCAAACAGCTTGCGACTGGCGACCATATAGTCCAACTCCCTGATCAGTTCATCAGGATGGTACTTGACCTGCAGGAAGAGATTAACCAGGCGATAATCGAGGTCATTATACACTTCCAGGTCAGCCCATCTGTCTTTCAGCAGGAGCATCCAGGCAGCACCCCCGAAAGGTTCGATGTAGCCTGTGATGTCATTCGGTACATACTGGGAGATAGTCTTTCTGAGCAGACGTTTACCGCCAATCCAGCCGATAATGGCATCCATCATTTACTCCCTTGGGTCAAGGTTAGGCATAGCCTCAGATAAAGTTCCGGCAGAGTCATAGTATCAAAATCTGTATTGGTCATACCGATCTTCCTCAGGAGCATTTCGAACCGCTCTTGGTGGTAATCGGCTGCTTCTGCACTGCGTAGCCTAAACCTGCGAGCCAACTGCTGCACTTCTCTTTGCTGGCTCGGATATAGGCGAAAAAAGCTGCTATGTATTCCAGGGCTTCAGTGGCATCCATGGTGTCAGGTTCTTGGTTTGACAGGATGCGGATCAGATCTTTGTCGGCTTCAGATGACTGGATCATGTCCAATAGCTCAATTTCGTTCACCTTGGTCAGCTTGCCGGACAGGAAGTCCTCTAATTTGACTCTCAGCTTGCCATTGGTTAAGACCAGACTCAGGATTTGCCGGAGCTGGCTATAGGTCAGTTGGGGTTCTTTCATACTGTTTCCTTACTTGTGCCTGTTATACCTTGAAGAACATCTTAATGGCTACACCCATGAGCATAAAGAACTGGGAGATGGAGACGCCCAGAAGCAGCTTCATGTTCGTCTCCACTCTCGCCAGCCGGGTGACCAGGGACTTGTTGCTGTCCCCGTTGCCATAGATCTCCTGATGCAGGCTATCGACCTTGTCTTTGATCTCCGGCTTGCACTGGCAGACAGGTATAGGTTGTTCTATTGGTTCTGTTACTTTCTTTCTTGGTGGCATTAGGTTGCCGGGATATCCTTGAATAAGAAGATGCGGTCTTTGGTGGCACCGGAGTATTCGGTGCTGATGACGACACTAAACATGCCATCGGCTTCGCCTGACCATTCAACTGCCCAGCGCATGCCATTGAACACCACAGCCCGGTCATTCTCAGCCGAGACCAGGGTAATGGTGACTTCCTTGCCGGAGAACAGCCGGCTCTCCAGGAAGTTCTTTTGCTTGGCTTGGAGGCCGATGATGGTCAGTTCAATGGTGTTGGTGCGTTTGCCGGGCACCAGATAGTTACGGCTCTTCAGCTTGTTGACCTTGGAGTCTGCCTTACCGGGCTTCTCAGCCAACTCACCGAGACTGTCCATGTTGGTGGTAGTCTCGGTGGTCAGGGCAGTCTGTGTGGCATATGCTGTGGTCGCTTCAGCAGAGGTATATTTACCAAAGCCAAAGAAGATCTTGTCTGCTACTAGGCTATCCATCAGAGCAGCAAAGTCAAAGTCAGTCTGAGTTGTGCCGGTGGGATAGGTGGGAGTAGTTAAGCCCATATCATCTCCCGGTTCTTCAGGTGGTGGTTCCTCAGGCATAACATGTTACACCTTGATTGCTTTGATAGCAGAGAATAGCCACTTGCGGTTGTGGAACACATACTCGATGGCTCCGCCAATGGTGCCGAAAACCTTGAGGATGATGTTGGTGTGCTTCTCGGGCAGGGCTTTGGCAACCCGCTCCACTGCCAGTTGCTTCTTGGCAGCATCTTCCAAGTTCTTGGTGTTGGGGTTGGTCTTGATATCCTGGATGATATCCAAGATGGTAGTCAGGGCTGCAGACAGCTTGGTCTTATCCAAGGTCTTACCTGTTAACTTGGCTATTGCCCAGATAAGCAGAGTGGCAATAATGCCGATCAGGAACTGCTGATTATTGATAATGAAGTCCATAGGTTCTCCTTGTTATTTTATGGTTACAACTTATAAAAGATGAGATTGGCGACACTGGCGGTCCCGGCTATAGCTCTGCGGATATAAAAGGTGCGTTGACTGTAAACCGGGATGACTATCGGCACTCCGACCGGAACAGTGGCATAGTAGTTATTGGCATTGCTGTTATCGGCTCTAACCCCTATACTGCCTGTGGCAGGTATAAGCACGACTTCTACCGTTCCACTGGGTACGGATACAGCTTTCCAAAGCGTATCGGCAGAAGGACTGTAGGTCATACAGGAGAAGCTCTTGTTCATCTGAATGGCTATCTTCCTGCTATCCACCGGTAGAGTATACTGAGCAAACAGGTTCAGGGCGATAACCGAAAGAAAGGCTATCAGCACCAAGGCTAAGATTGTAATCTTCACAAGTACCTCCTTATACGACATGGAAGATTTTGATGAAGTTGGGGATGTAGGTGATGCCGGGACGGATACGGATATACCAGTGGTACTTCCAGTCCGAGCCATGGTGTTCCACCTTGAGTTCGGCATCGGTGCGGTAGCCGATGATGATGAACTTGGTGATGCCGCCCACGATGTAGTCATCCGGCATCAGCCTGGCTTTTACAGGGATACCGGCAAAGGACACATTTCCGCCTTCCAGTAGCAGTCTGTCACCGGCTACGGTCTCACGTTTGGACAACTCACTGCGGATACGGATCAGGTCTTTCTGGCTGACATAGAACTTGAAGTTCTCCTGCTCTTCCAGGATCTCATCGCTGAAAGCGAGTAGAGCCGCTTCGAAGCGTTCGGCATAGGTGACATCCACTGAGGAGTCGATGTCGGTCACATCGGTGCCGGTGGTGGCGAGTTTGATGATGCCATTCAGGGCTTTCAGCTTATCGGTGCCGGATGCTCTATCGCCTTTGAACAGGAGCAAGCGCATGGCTTTTTCGGTCTTCTTGGCGATATGCTGTTCCACATAAGCGCCAAAAGCTTGTTCGCCATACTTGTCCTTATAGAACTCGACCACATCCCTGCCCAGAGTGAACTCGGCATTGAGGATACCGGTGGGAACGGACAGGTCGGCAGTGGCGACCGTCTGAGCCGTCAAAGCACCATCTAATGAGTTCTTGAACACCAGGTCATCAATCAGCCCGATATCGATCTTCTCGTCTTTCAGCAGAGGAATGACTGAGATATCAGAGAGAGTATCTCCCGGCTGACTGCCCACAACTTCATCGATAAACAGACTGGTGGTGTTGGGATTGAGGATATTCATGACTGAGCCGGAGTCCACATCAGCTATGCCTTTGTAGATTTCCTTATGCGTGGCTTTGACCAGGACCTTGTTGCCGTCGATCAGGACTTCCGTGTCCACGTTGCCCTGGTTCTCATCCGGCTCGCCTTTGATGGACTTGGAGATGGCTTTGCTCATAGTGACCGACAGGTCTTTCAAGCTCTTCTCGATACTGCGGATGGCATCGGAGACCAGGAAATTACCCGAACCACTGCCCTTCTCCAGTTCAGAGATACGGTCAGAGATCGAGGCTATGCCTTTCTGCAGTTCGATGTTATTGTGCTGTTCGGCTACCTTCTTGAGAGTATTGAGCTCTCCTTTGATCTCATCCAGGACCGCCTTGGTATCGCCGTAGTCATCGGCTTTGCCATAGATGGAGACACCGTGGAACTGACCCTTTTCAACCTTCTGCCAGAGTTCGCTGTTCAGGTCTTCGCACTTGAGCACCTGCACCCAGGCTCCGATATTGGAATCAGGGAAATGTTCCTTATCGGCAGTCTTGAGGATGTAGTTCTCGACCACGACAAACTCGGGTACGGTCTGCAGGTTGTGATTGACATCGTTCTTGCCGACCAGACCATGCTTGGCGAAGTGGTCGCAGGATTTCTGGATCTCGTCCTTGGTGTAGTAGTCACCCTGGCTGTCTTTGACATCCGGCTCCATGAGGGTGACATACAGCCGACCCTGGGTGCCGGTCTTTTCACTTTTGAACTTGATGGAGTGGGTCTTGGGCTCATAGCTCTTGCCCTGGGCTGATTTGATGACAAAGCCTTTCTGATTGGCAGGGGTCATCTCATCAAACAGCAGGGAGACCAGTTCCACTTCCACGTTACGCAGTTCGCCCTTCTGGACGAGCTTTCGGTTTCTGTTAAATGGGTACACTTTACCTCCTGTGTATGGTTAGTTATGGGTTATTGGAAAAGTTGCGGTTCTGCATAAATAGCTGCTCATCAGCAGATTGCAGAACTTCTGTCAGGTTTCCGAAGTTAAAATCAGCCGGAGTTACATTCCAGTTGAACTCATAGTTGAACTCGATGGCTAAGGTTAAAGCCAGACGTTCTTGCAGGGGTTTGATTACGAAGTGATAAAACATCAGCATATCGCTCTTGTTATCGCCACCTAACTGTCCTGGGATAAGCTGGGACACCACTCTGGCAGGAACTCTGTGATAAGCGAAGATGCCTTCTCTCAAGTCTTTCTTAAGGGAGAGAAAGCCACCTTCCCTGTCCTGTTGGCGCAGAGGTTCCAGCCTAATGCGGACTTCCTTGCTTTCGCTTTCGATCAGGACTGTGGAGTGGGATTTGGCGTTGCCTTTGACCTCTGTCAGGGCTTTCTCAATCTCTGTATAGGCATCGGTTAGTACTTCATTGCCCTGTTCATCTGTGACGGTGCCGTCTCTGAGGGTTCCCCCTTCCACGATTACAAAGTAGTCGATCATAAGACCATTCAGGAAGTTGTTATAATCGAAGGTCTTGATCTCGGATAGGATCTCCACATTGATAGCTATGGGCAGGCAGGACAGACCCCAGGCATTGGACTTGTGGGTGCTTTTCTTGATGTGGATGATATCAGCATAGGCAAAGTCCTGCTTCTGGTTGTTTTTGGTCTGGATAAAGTTAGGTCGAAAGAACCCGAACTCGTCATAGTTCTCGACTATCTGAACTTCAGTAGGTAACATCCTTTCCAGTCCCATCCACTGTCTCTGGGCATTCCGCATCTTGATCAGGAAGCCATTCCCACAGGCGATATAGAACTTGATCAGCTCGCCTAAGATAGTGGTCTGGTCTTCGCAGGCGGGAAACTCGGCAGTCTCCATCCACTTGGTGACACTAGAGTTCTTGCACTCAAACTGCATGACTGTAGCCATAGTAATAGCATCTACACAGCCGGAATGGTACTCATCGGTATCTAAAAGTGCTAATAGCTTACTCATGGCATAGGGCTGGGCTACGACCTTCTTACTTTCCGCTTCTTTGGAGATCAACCGTTTACCGACTCGCTTCATAACCGATAAATCGACAGCTTCAGGCTTGTATTTGCTCTCCAACAGCTCAGTTGCAGAACTGATGCCTACGTTGTGATTACCCAGACGCATTACCTTCATGATGCTGCTCCCGAGCCACTCTTCAGCAGATCGAGTTTGGCTATCCTGACTGTCCGGGTGCCATCTATCCTGGATGTATAGTATTCTATGTGGGGTATGTCCCGGTTGGCTAAGCTGAGATAGTAATCTCTGAATTGTTCTTTAACCTTGTACAGGTCAATATCAGGATCATCTACATTCTGAGCGTTGACGATCAGATAGACGGTCCAAGCGATATCGGTAGCAGTAAACTGACGAACGGTTGCTTTGATGCCATCCTCGGTATCCAGGATGACAATGGCGCAAGGCAGGTTCTTGGGAATGCTGTCCTTGTTGAACAGAATGGTCGGGATACTGCAGGACTGCAGTGCCTGGACTATCTTGTCCCTCTGAACCAGAAAACGCTCCAAGTTGGTCATAACCTGACCTCGATGGAGTTTAACTGCTCGTATATCCACTGCTCCCGGTTGGTGATCACCTCGGCAAAGACATTACGGGCAGTGATGCCTTCCCGTTTAATCTTGCCCCGGATGAGATATGCGATCTCAGCGATGGTCAGCTGCTTGCCTGTCTCCTTGTCTGTCCAAGCCAGGTGCTTGCGTTCAACCCAAGCGATCAGCGGAACAATGGGAGTCCAGGAAGGCACCTTACCGCCCAAAACGAAAGGTTCATGCTTGACATTGGAGCCGACCCTCAGGGTCATGCCGGAAGACTGGGTCTCGACCAGATAGCCGGTGTTGCGGTAGAAGTCACCCTTGTCATAGATGTTCTGAGCCAAAATCTCTTTACGTGAATCGGCATCGATCACAGAACCGATCAAATGCAGTCTGCTCTCCAAGGCGGTATAGATAGCCCGGTAGATCTCCACCATCAGTTCATCAGGTGAGTCAAACACACGGTCTGCCATCAAATGACTCCGACCCTGATTACCCGGGGAGGTCTGGGAGAGATAATGCTCAGTCTGTCCTTTCCGGCATCATTCAGGTAAGCAGAAAGGACAGTCAGTGCTCTGAGCTCAAGTTTGGACTTAAAGGCATCGATTTCCGCCCCTGTGAGCAGTTCGGTAGCAGATTGGTCTAATCCTACGGTCTTGACGATTCCCTCGCCCAAAGTCTTTAAATTGAGGAACTCACAAGTGGAATGGAGCATGTAAAAGCAATAGGCAAAACGAAAAGCTATGTATAAGGGGTCAGTCTCATCCACCCTGGGATCAAAGGCAGACTCATAGAAGTTGTCTATGACCACACCCTTGATGGTTTCCAGGACAAGCGGTCTGTGCTCTTTGAACACAGTATTGCTTTCCATCTCGGCAGGTAAGTTCAATACAGACAGCATGTCCAAAATTGTAACTGGCAGGGCAGCTGGCATCAGCCTTTCCTCATCAGTTCGGACAACTCAATAGCCCGTTTACCTACCTGCTTTGCCCACCGAGAAGATAGCAAGCCATTAGCAGCCCGTTCGAAGTCTCCGGTAGCAATGAAAGCCAAGGAGTTCTTAAAGCCTAAGAGACCAGAAATGCCTAAGTTGAAGCACATGTTGAGAAGAACTGACTTACGGGTCTCGTTCAGTCTGGAGTAGATATCTGGTATCTCAGCCAGGATCTCACTCTCACAACGCAGAATGTCATTCTCAAGAAGGACAAAAGCTTCTTTCTGGGAGATACCATTAGCCTCGATATTACGCCCTACTCCAATAGTCAGTTTGCCGGCAGGACAGCGATAAGGCTTAAGCTTCAGACCCTCATGTCTAAGCAACTGGTCTGTGACCTTCTGCAACAGAGCTTTTTCCATATAAACTCCAGTAATATTAATCTGGAGCTATAAAACCACCTTCCTATTCGCTGACAAATCAGGTTGCCTAAGGTTGCCACAGTTTTTAACATTGACAAATAGTGTTTGCTCAGATATACGGAATATTAGAAAGTTAGCTTATTCATTTTCCTGTAAAAGGATGAAATTAGATAGCTACTTATACAGATTGATACATCATAATAAATCACTATATTCCAATAATGCGGGAGTAAGAATGGATTCCAGAGAGCATGATTTATCGCACTTTGTTGACGATAAAAACTTGAATATGATGGAGTTATCAGAATTATTCGAAGAGTTTTTGACAGATATCTATGATCGTCATCATATGCAATATCGTAGACTCTCTTTAAATGGGTCTGCCCCAGTCATGGAAGTTCGAGATCAATACACTGGATTAACAAAGGAGATGATCAATCTAGCTTCTAATGATTATCTGAATCTAACCAAACATCCCAAAACAATTCAAGCTGGTGTAGATGCATTGCTGAAGTATGGTTCTGGTTCAGGAGGAGCTCCATTATTCAATGGGACATTCGAGATCTTAAATGTTCTTGAAAGGAAACTTGCGATATTGAAAGGTTGTGAGTCTTCTGTAGTATTTACTAATGGATATGGTGCATTTGGGGGCACAATTGCATGTTTGTTAAAAGAGAATGATGTCGCAATTTTGGACATATGCGATCATGCAAGTATTATTGATGGATGTAAAAAAGCAAAAGTGGAATTTTTTAGGCACAATAACATGAACTCTCTTGAATCTGTTCTATCTAGGGTGAGAAATCAATTTCGAAATAAGCTTGTTATTGTTGATGGTGTTTTCTCAATGGATGGCGATATTTCTAAATTAGATAATATTACTGAATTAGCCCACAATTATGGTGCGTATGTTATGTGTGATGAGGCACATGCAACTGGAGTTATAGGTGACAATGGAAGAGGCACACCTGAGTATTATCACATTGATGGCAAAGTTGATATAGTTGCTGGCACTCTAAGCAAAGCACTAGGTTCTGTTGGGGGATTTATTGCTGGACCCAAAGGTCTTATAGAGTATATTAGATATTATGCTAGGTCTTCAATGTTTTCAACAGGTCCAACCCCACAATCTATTGGTTCACTGATAGCCGCTATAGATGTAATAGAGAATGAACCTCATTTGAGAAAATCATTATGGTTGAATATAGATTATTTCAAGTCTAATTTACTAAAACTTGGTTTCAATATTGGAAATTCAGAAACGGCTTTATTTCCATTGATAATAGGTGACGATATGATTGTTAAAGATATGTGCAGAGAACTCCATGAAAATGACATTTACGTTAATCCGGTTGTATATCCTGCTGTTCAAAGGAAATCTGCTAGGATCAGAATGTCACTTATGGCAAATCATACGCAAGAGCATTTAGATACAGTTTTAGATAAATTAGAGTATTTCGGCAAGAAGTATAAAGTTATTTGATAGAAGAAGGTGAGTTACAAATGAATGAACTGATTGAAATAATCGAAGACATAAAAATCAAATTGAACAGTAATTCATATAAAGATGAACAACATGTGAGATTCTCACTTGTAGGTAGAATATGCCAAGCATTGGGTTGGGATATTTGGAATCCTGAAGAATTTTATTCTGAGTATCCAGTAAAAAAATACCCACCTAATGAAGTAACTACCGAACTAAGAGGCAAGGTTGATGTCGCTTTATTATTGCCAGAAAGAAGAAACGACATAGCCGAGGTGTTTATCGAAATAAAAACTCCGAAAAAACTTCAAACTGAGTTAAAAGCAGGTGAAGCGCAGTTACAAAAATACACATATTGGGATAAATCCACAATTAGTATTTTGACAGACGGATTAATATGGCGTTTCTATCTACCTTCTGCAGGTGGATCATTTGAAGATAAGTTATTCACTGAGTTTAATATTCTTACTACAGACATTGATTTGATTTGCGGCATATTAAATCAAGTATTAAGAAAAGACAATTTTCATAGAAAAGCTATGCAGGCAGCTGAAGATATGTTAGATGAACTAGTAAAAATAAGACTGATAAATGCTGTGAAAAAGGAATCTATCGAAATAGCTCATAAAACTGGGTCTTCTATGTTTTTGATTGCTGAACAAATACTTAAAAACCAATATAAGAAGGATATCCCAGCTAATGTGATAGAGAATTTGTGGAATAGACCGCTTCCAAGCAATACTCACCAAATTCAAGAGTATCCCAAACCGGAAATAAAGATTCATCATGGTAAGGGAGACGTGCAGGCAGATCATAAACCAGAAAGTCCTGATCGATTAAGTATTAAAGGGAGAAAGCCTAAAGGAGTTTTTGCTATCGATCAATGGTATGATGCTACATCGTGGACAAGAGTTAAGGAAATTACTTATAGCCTTATTCTTGATAAACTAATTGATGCACAACTTCCAAAATCCTTTATGGTTTCAAAAAATCCACATTTCTTCTCGCATAAAAGCATCCAAGTTGGGAAAACTGGCTATTATATAGATGTAACTTTCTATGCTGACACTATCGTTGAGCATTGTAGAAGAGCAATAAAAGTTGCAGGATATGATCCAAAAGTTGCCTGGAAATTTGAGTTACAAGACAAACAATGAAACTTATTATAAATATTACCTTTAGCAAGTTATCACAAATTGAATAATACCTTGACAGTATGCTGGTTCAGGTACCTTAGATATTTTCAAATACAAGGAGAGATTATGGTAACTGTAACTAGCAATTATACTTCAATTATGGCATTAAATAGGCGCTATTTGTAATGAAGAAAGTAATGAATTTTCATAAATTGATTATTGGTGACTGTGAAAACATGAGTGAAATTGCCGATGAATCAGTTCATTTGATAGTGACATCTCCTCCTTACTTTAATGCTCCATTTGATTATTCAGGCGTCTATAGTGATTATGCCCACTACTTATCAGTAATGACAAAAGTAGCAGCAGAAATGTATCGGGTTCTCCAAAATGGTAGAATATTAGTGTTAAACATTGATGATATGCTTGTAGACGGCACAAAATATCCAATCACTTCAGATTTAACAAATGTAATGATTACAACAGGATTCAGATATAGAGATAGGATTACATGGAAGAAGCCAGATGGTTACTTAAGAATCAGTAGAAGAAGTGGTGTCTTATTACAAAATCCATACCCTATGTACTTCTACCCAGACAATTTACTTGAAAGTATTATAATATTTCAAAAAGGCCGTTTTGATTATTCTAAGGTTCCTCTTGAAATTAAGGAAGCCTCGATAATTGATAAAAATACATTTAAAAAAGAGAAGTGGTATTCATCTTTATGGGAAATTACTAATGTGCTTCCAAATGCAAAACTTGAAAAAGGGGTTGCAGCTTTCCCAGAAGAAATTCCACGGAGATTTATAAAACTCTTTTCATACTGTGGTGAAAGTATCTTAGATCCATTTCTGGGTAGTGGAACTACTATGAAAGTAGCAAAAGAACTTGGACGCAGTTCAATTGGGATTGAAATAAACCCAGATCTTGAAAAAACTATACGAGTAAAATGCGGTTTTACTGAATCAAAAGAAAATGATCTTCACATCATTCGTAGAGGAGATGAGAACTATGTTAGAGATAACATCAACAATAAAAGGAATAAGATATAAACACTTTTTGCAATTTACGATACCAACATATGAATCATGTAGCTTGGTATCCGGACTAGAGAATTCGTGTTTCCGTCTCAAGTGGAATGATAAAGTAGTTTATACTGTTAGCAGATGGGTATCTCCAAAACGTACAAGAAGCTACCCCTATGTCAATGTTTACAAAACACTAACATACAGCGATGGGAAAAAAGTTACTATTATACCAGTTATAAAAGATGAAGGCATTAATGGTGATAGGGATTTTATTCAATGGGATACTATATCAATGATGAGCTTATTGGGAGTATATGTTATCTTAGCATATTATAAAGAAGCTTCATATAGTACAAAAGAAGGAAAGATTACTAATCAAAAATTCGATTATGATTTTATCAAATTGCAATTAAGCCATTTGAATGATTATAAATCGGACGCACTGCATTGGAATTTAGATCAGGCATCATCTATATCAAGTGTTATGGAATTAGCTCATCTTGCATACCATAAGATATCAGAAGATTTGAATGTTCAGCTTCACAGTGAATCACAGCTGAAATCAAGAATAGTAGCTTTTTATCAAGATATTAAAGACTTTAAAGAAATGTCAAGAATACAGTCGGTTTCAGCTCAAACACGAGAAATTAACACTACTCAGCCTAAGGAGCTAGTCAACCAGGATTTAAAAGCAAAAATCACTATCACAAACTATCTAAAAGGGATGTACCATCTCACTGTTGATGAGGCTTTAATTGAGAATGATAATATTCTATTAATTGAAGCTAAACATACCAAAAAGAAAGGACTACCGAGTACAAACGACATTTTGGATGGCGTGCTCAAGTTAATTTTATATTGCAATTTAGAAAAAGCAGTTGTAAATAATCAAATATACAATCCAATACCAATTTTAAAACTAACATCTATTGAACACATTCAAGAGTCATTATTAACAAAAAAACAGAGAGAATTCCTTGAACTAGTAAAACAAGAAGCCCAAGAGAATGGTTTTAGGTTAGTTTTAGAATGAACATTAAAAGTGTATTGCGCTATCCAGGGGGAAAATCTAGAGCGATTCCCCAAATACTACATTACATTCCGAATCGATTTGTAGAATATCGAGAGCCATTTGTAGGGGGAGGATCATTATTTATTTACCTCAAACAGATGAAAAATGAGACTAAGAAGTTTTGGATAAATGACATTAACTATGACCTTTACCAGTTTTGGTTACAGTCTCAAAATAACAATAAAGGACTAATAAGACTTATAGAAGAATTATTATCTTTATACACAGATGGTAAACTACTGTTTCAATATCTGAAGGGGGAATCATCATCTTGGAATGATCTTGAAAGAGCAGCCAGGTTCTTTATATTAAATAGGATCACCTTTTCTGGTACAACTGACTCAGGAGGTTTCTCGATTCAAGCGTTTAACAAGCGATTAACACCTAGCTCAATTAAACGTCTATACGATATTGAAGCAGTATTAAAAGACACTATAATCACTAATCATGATTATGAGGAAGTAGTAAATTATCCTGGAGAGAATGTCTTTATTTTCTTAGATCCCCCATATTATTCTGCAACGAAATCAATGTTATATGGGAAAAACGGAGACTTACATAAAACTTTTGATCATGAAAGATTTGCCCGAATCATGATGAACTGCAATCATAAGTGGCTTATTACTTATGACGACTCGGAATTTATAAGAGACATGTTTACATATGCAAATATTTACGAATGGAAATTGATGTATGGCATGAATAATGTCGGAAAGTCAAACACTCAAATAGGATGCGAGTTATTCATTTCGAACTACAAAGTGGAAAAACAGGCAGATCTGCTAAACTTGTTAACAATTAAATAATCTAAATTTACTGGGAGTTCTCATGAAAAAGTATAATTGTATAACACCGGTCGTTTTGCCAAAAAACGTAATTTTGAAAGCTCATGAATTTGCACATAAGGTTGTTTCCACAACTAATTATTCTGATAGCAATCAATACTCTATATCAAAAATCCAAGATGATCATATGATTAGTAAAATTGGAGAAGAAGCTGTTAGAGTTATATATGAAAAAGAACACATAGTAAAAGGTCCTGATTATGCGATATATTTTGGAAAGCAAAAATCTTGGGATCACGATTTATATGTTAATGACGAGGGATTAGCAGTTAAGACACAGAAAAGATCTACGGCACAAAGATTTGGACTTTCATGGACATTTCAAGCAGGTCCATACAGAAGAGACTCGATTTTAGACCAACCAAATGCTTGGGTATGTTTTGTTGAATTTGACGATACTTCTAGTACAAATACTTGCTACGTTTATCCGGCTTTTCAGATAAAAGAATTAGATTTCAAAGATCCTATATTGCAAAAATTAAAAGGATTTAAATTGGTAGTATATGCTAAAGACTTAGGCATATTAAATGGTTAGTAATATCATCAAACATTTTTAGGACGAGACTATGGATTCACTCAAATCTGAGTCGTATCTTTTTATCAGTTATGCCATTGAAGATACTATCTTTGCTGAATGGATTGAAAAGAAATTGATGAGTTATGGGTATTTAGTATGGCGAGATAAATCATCAATGCTTGGTGGTGAGCGATGGACAGAAGAGATAGAATTAGCTCTAGACAATCTATCCTTCAGGGTTATTGGAATACTCTCCAAATCTTCACTCCATAAAGAAAATCCATCCAAAGAAAGAACGAAAGCTATTCAGATCGGGAAAAAGAAAGGCATATCAGATTTTTTAATTACATTGAATGTCGACGGAGTTCGTGACCTTGATTGGCTTACAGTTGATATTAACTATATTGATTTCACAAATAGCTGGTCTTCAGGGCTTAGCCAGTTATTAACTAAACTCGAAAAGATCAACATGCCTAAATGTTATGAACAAGCCTTAGGTTCGTTGAATAAATTGATGGTTGAGCATAACAAACCCGATGATGTGACAGAAATTGTTCACATGAATATAATCCAATTAACGCAAAAACCTAAGACCCTTTACAGAATTGTCCTTTCTCAAACAAATCCTCTTGCTGATTTGGATAGACAAATCGCATTTGTTAGGCAAGGAAACGATGTTATATGGAGTTTTGAGCTGCCAGTAATTGAAGAGAGTCAAGGGCTTGAATTTGAGGCTATCCTATGGGAGAAGACACCATATTATGGGAAGATAAATCTTATCAACAGAGTTAAAGAGTTAGTTTTTATTTGCATAAAGAATAAGTTAATAGAACGAGGATTGTCATTTAATGAGGATCACAGAGCTTTCATTTTTCATAATGAGAGCAATAGAATCAGGAGCATATACTACAAAGGAGCAAAAGGAAGGAATATATCAATCAAAACCATAGGGGAAAGAACGATATCTAACAATGTTTTTGTGTATAAATTAGGGTTTAATTGTAATGTAAGGTTCAACTCAGAAAAGGATATTTTTGTCATAATCACACCCACTTATTTATTTTATGAACAATCTGGGGCACCTGTATCTCCCAAGAAAGTAATAGCAAGAAGAAAAAAACTATGCCAAAGTATGTTCAACCATCAGTGGTTGATCCGTTTATATGCAATAGTTCAATGGATGACAGATAATGATTGTTTGACATTATTATCACTTGAGAGTAATGCACTAGTTTTAGGAAACAAATTACAAGAATATGTGATTCACAAGGGCATTAATGGCGATTATCGTGATCTTGACTATGAAATCTCGAGTACAACAGCTGATTCGACTAGTGGGGAGATATGAGTTATCAATTAACGTACATAGAAGAACCAAATTTAGAATTCAGATATGGGCAAAAAACTTCTAGTCCACATGATGGTTTATCAGTATTCGGAACATATTCAGCGGATGCAGGTTATCATAAACAAACAATTTCATATGCGATTGTAGGTACATCTATAGGTATTGATAAGTGTTTAGAGTTTTTCGAGATAATTAAGAAACCTATATTTAGTGATTCTAATGAGAGACTGTGGCCAACATTTCCAGGTTTCCACGAAGTAACGAACTCCATGTTGCCGAACATCCCTACGCGTAAAGTAATGATTGATACAAACACTCTTGTTCAAGTACTATCTTTGAAAGATGGGTATAAACGTGTCGGTAAGGCTGTTGATTTGTACCTTGATGCACTACAAAACATTAAAAATAATGAAGAACCCGTTGATATTGTGTTCTGCATTGTGCCTGATCAGTTGTTCCAGGTATGCCGTCCGGAATCCTCAGTTACAGAAGGAATAGGTTACAATCCAAGTCAAAGAGAGGTTCGCTCAAAAGCTCAAGGTCAAATGAATATATTTGATGATGAAGTAGAACTTTCCTATTACCAATATTCTAATGATTTTAGGAGACAAATCAAGGCAAGGGCGATGGCAAGTGAACTACCCATACAAATAATTCGTGAATCTTCATTAGTACCTAATCCTGGGTTAGTTGAAAGAAAACTAACTCCCCTTACGGACAGAGCCTGGAATCTTAGTGTTGCAACGTATTACAAGGTCGGAGGGAAGCCTTGGTGTTTATCGGATATTAGGGATGGTGTTTGCTACATAGGACTAGCATATAAGCTAATTGATAAAAAGAAAAGTCCTACAACCGCTTGTGTTGCTGCCCAAATGTTCTTGCGAGATGGCGATGGGATAGTGTTCCGAGGTGATACTGGTCGATGGTATAGTCCTGACAAAAAAGAATTCCATTTGAATAAACAAAAGGCAAGAGATTTAATACATGGAGTAATTAACACATATCAGGAACTTGGTGGTAATCCATTAAAAGAAGTATTTATACATTCTCATTCTGCTATCGATAAAGAAGAATTCGAAGGTTTTCGTGAAGCTTGTTCAAGTGATTTGAAAGTATTTGCGATAAGAGTGAGGCAAGACCATAAAGGTGGTGTAAGATTATATAGACGTGGGAGATACCCCATATTAAGAGGATCTTGTTTATATCTTAACCAGAATCAATCACTTTTGTGGTCAACAGGATATAAGCCAAGGTTAGGTTCTTATGATGGTTGGGAGACTCCTGTACCTTTATCAATTGATATACAACATGGTAGCTCAGATATTGAAGTTGTATCAAAAGATATTCTCTCGTTGACAAAATTAAATTTTAATACTTGTAAAATTGGAATGGCTGAGCCTGTTACTGTTGGATTTTCAAAAATGGTGGGAGAAATTCTTGTATCTCATAAGGGAGATATAAAAGAAAGTCCCAAGTTTAAGTTTTATATGTAATAGCCATTTTAATTAGTCCTTTAAATTGATTGTAAGTAAGGAGATTTTATATGAATATTGATGTGATTCATAGCGCATATCATGAATTTGGACATACGATTATGGGGTATTTTGTCGACTATGCGGTTAATAAAGTTGAAGTTTATGAATCAGGGGATGGTTTATCGTATTTTGATTACAAGGAGGATCTACCTATTTGTTCTGCATTAATGAACTTAAATAACCCCATTCTGTTTCAAATGTTATCCAACTCCCAAAAGAATAAAAGTATAAATGTAGCAACAAAGTTATTCCATATGCTTTTGGGAGGTCCTTCATCTGAGGCACTTTCAAAAGTTGGATTTGATTTCGTTGGCAGATTGGAAGTAGAAGCAAGTGGTCCTGATTTAAAAAGATGCGAGAGCATTGAGTTTTTTTTGAGAAATAATCTTGGGTCTACTGAGTTTGAGGACATACAGAAGACACTATCAAATGTAACCACATTACTCAAAACACCATTGTTTAGCTCGACTATTAAAGCTCTCGTAGATAGATTATGTTTATCTAGCGCATATAAGCTCAACAAAACCGAAATTGAAAGTGTTTTAATTGAGACTGGTTTTCTAAATTACATACGTAAGATTTCTTCTTGAAGAATTAGTTGGGAGGTTTTATGAAATTACTGATTATTGTGTCTTTTCTACTATTCTTAATATTGAATTTAATAGCTTATCCAGTTAGTTCTCCAGTTATAGGTGATGTTAAAGATAAAGACTCGATATTTGGTGCAACATATGATGATAAGCCATTCACAATAAGTTTAACAGGTAACAGGATGCTAAAAAACATCGATATTGTTTGTGCAGACTCAACAAGCATATACGCCAGAATTGATGATCATATGACTTTGATAACAATTAGCCCATTTTCTACTTATCAGGATGTTCTGCTTTGTATCCCCAAATCACAGATATTGTCCACAGATCCTAAATTTCCTGCGTCTGAGTTTATCTTTAGAAGATATGCTGATAGGAAAATTTCAAACGAGAGCTTTCGAATTGTAGCTTTAAAACCTACTACAAAGTATATAGTGAGATCATTTATATTTGATAAAGATAGCGCTGGCGGTATAACAATCAATATAGGCATATCTAATTTATCCCAAAATAGATTAAAGTATGCTAACTTCGCTGTGAAGTACTACAACAATGTTGACGATCAGATACTTAACCAAATCGGAAACTACAAGTATATGAATTGCAAATTAACTGGTTATGTAGAACCTGGGACAGGTAAAGAAGGAAATTGGAATGGATTTTATAATTACACAACAAAATATATTAAAGTCTCTTCTGTTACTTTAACATATTCTAGTGGTAACACTACAACGATCCAAAGAGGTAACAACGCATTACTAATTATTGATAATTAAGAAACTACTTCAGTTGTAGTTCTACACTTCCAATGAAACGGTGGGAAGGGAGTATGTGCTCCTGAGACTCCGATCGGTTCATCCTGATTGTTGTAGACGACCTGATCATTCTTAACCCAAGGTGCCAAGGCTTTGATGTATTCTCTTGCATCATCCAGGCTGTTTGATTTGGTATCCATAGCCATCAGATTATCCATTACTTCTACTGCATCGTTTAGAGGATAGACCTTGTCCTGGGCTGCCAAAGCCCGGCAAATGTCACTGGTACGATCATCCAGGATAACCACTAACTTGTAGTACTTAGCCTGGGCTTTTTTATATCCCTGTAGTCTGCCAAACTCTCTTATTCGGAGAGCTGTATGCTCCGCCAAGCCCTGCCAGTAGGACTGGGACTTATCTGCGATGTCGGAAAACTGCTGTTTCAGGGTCTCAGTCAGCATTTCTTTGGTGTAACCTTGGTCTATGGCTTGGGATAGAACGTCTGTGAAGTTCTGCCGGATATCAGCTTCAAAATGGTTACCGAGCCAGAAGATCTGCTGCTTCTGGATAGTGGAGGACAGGTGCTGGTCTTCTATACCCCAGAGTCCAACTGATATCTTGACCGGTGCCTGGACCTGCGTATCTCTCAGTCCTAGACGAATACAACGGTCAATATAGGCTTTGGTCGGTTCATTGACCTGAGCTGCGAAGTCGTCTCCCAGTTGAGTGTTGATGATATCCATCATCTTGTCTATCTGGGTCTTGCTTAGCTTTTCTGTTCTTGGCATGTCACTCAGCATCTGGATGGCTAACCTGGCAGCATCTCTTACTTCGGTCTTCCAAGCATTATTTAGAACACGATAATATTCGAGCATGATCTGGTTATAGTAGTTCATCTAAAGATAAATCTCATGACCCTGACTCTGTTCCTGCCTATATCGTACTCAGAAAAGCGTTCCAGACAGCCTGCCAGAGCATCACAGCCATCGATATAGCCATCCGGGTAGGTCAGGAACTGGCTTATCAGGGTGGGAGTATCCTGTCCGTCAGGAAAGAGTATCTTGGCAGTTTCAATGAGCGTCTCTGTTCGCTCTATCCTCAGGTTCTTGTTTTCCTTGTTATCGATGCGCTTGATTCTGTGAGATATGGGCGGCAAATGATTATCGGTAGCCCAGCGGTCGAAGTCGGCTAAGATACGACCTTGCCCATAAGTGGTCTCGATAGATGCCCGGAACTTGACTCTATAGGTTCTGTCCAACTCCTGATAGGTATCATAGTAATAACGGAAGAATTTGGTATTCTCAGTCTGACGTATCCAGACATGCAGAACGTAAAATTTATTACCATCATAGCCAATGGAGATGACAGCCTTAAAACAACCTTTCTCGCCCCAAGCCGGGTCAGCATACACCCAGACCCGCTTCATTTGAGTAGGGATTGGCAGTGCTCTATACCTGGTAAACCAGTGAAACTTGAAGATATTACCTTCGATGACCGGCTGTCCCAACATCTCTCTTTGGTACCCGGTATTGCCGAACTTGGCTCGTAGGTTCTGTAAGGTAGCAGTAGGATACTGCTCTTCCCAAGAGGATGTACCGTCAGGGTTCTCCAAAGAAAAGCGCAAAATCGCTTTTTGGTGGGTTTTCAGAACAGATACGACATTGGAGTCGACTTCCGGGTGTTCTGCCTTTATTTCGTCTATTATGAGGTTCAAGAACTGACAGATGGCATAGTTGGGATGTACCAGGTTACCCAGCCAGATCACCTTGCCGGGTTGTCCCGGGTCCAAGGCACCGGCAAGCTCCTGAGTGATCTTCTCCATCCTGCGTTTGCCAATGGACTGGTTGCCCATGTTCTCTTCTTTGTCGATATCATCACAAATCAGCAGTCCAGGACGTTTGGCGGTCTTGGGATTTATCGTTCCTCTATGGGATTGCTTAATGCTCCTGGCTCGGATTCTGGTCTTATTCTTGAGATAGAAGTCCAGGTCCAGGGTATCGACCGGCTGCAGCTCCGGGAAGTCAGAGAGTAGCCTTCTGTTGTTAATCAGCTCATGCAGGGTAAAGGCAGTGCGTTCCTGCGCCAGATCGACATCGGCTGCCGTATGTATCACATAACGTTCACCCTTAATGATCTTCCAAATGGGATAGACCACTCCCATGAGTACCGTTTTGCCCAACCCACGAAAACCGGTGATAGCGATGATGCCTGTGCTCTTATCAGTTTCATCGAACATCGTCACGTGGGCTGGGCAGAAAGGTAAGGTAAAGACATGGGGGAAGTAAGTATGACAGAAAAAGGAAAAAGCATCCCAATCATCCCCTTTGGTTCTGGCTATCCGCTCTTCCTTGGCTTCGGGGTTATCGTCTATAAAAGGCAAAACGGAGATCGTTTTTGAGGCGATCTCCGTCAGTGCCTTGTTATGCCTTTGAATGAACTTCTTAGGCATAACGGTCTGTAGGCTTGGGAGGGCTTAGGGGGTATCGGAGGGCTGTCATGATTTATCCATTGCGAATACGCAGATAATCAGCTAAATCCAGGACGATAGCCTGGAATTGCTTAAGTAGTGTCTCATAGCCTTTTTCGACCATGAAGTCAGTGGTTTGATCTAAAAACTTTACGATGTAGTCATTGAGTTCCTTGGCAGGTTCGTCATCCTTCTGGTTTTGCTTGATCAGAGATACCAAAGACTGCAGAGCGGTATCAGCCGGGTTCTTGGCATATTCCCTTAAGGCTTGGATTAGGGCTCGCTTGCGAGCTGTCCTGATCTCGGCATCGAGCTTGCGCTCCTCTTTGAACAGGCTATCCCAATTACCCGACTTGATCCACTTGCGGACGGTTATCTCTGACACACCAAAGATCACTGCGAGTTCGGAGGCATTAGTCTTACCATTCAGGTAAGTTTCCTTGCAGTTATCCTTCTTGATGCGGAACTCTTTGTCATTACTCATTGTGGGGTTGTACTCTATTGGTCTGCAGATATTTATTGATATCCCTGCCGAAACAGCGTAGTTGCCCGTTTTCCTTGGTACGATAAGCCGGCAGAGGGTTGAGCACCTTCCTGATTAAACGATAGATAGTGGAGCGATCCACATTCAGCTTTTCAGCTATCTCATCAGGTCGGTAACCTCGGTCAGCTTGAAAGAGGTTCATGGGTTCAACTATCATTTCAACAGTATTGTTTCTCATGTTATCCATATATTTATCTCCTCTCTGTTTGACAAACATGGTTGCCTTAAGTTGCCACAGTTTCTCACTCAATATTACAGAGCACTGAAGTTGAGGACGATCTGCTGGTAGTTGCCGGCTGCATCCCGTTCATAAAAAGCGACATACTGCTTGGTGGATGTGACATTAATCGCCTGGTCGATCAGTTCCATCGCTTCCTTCCAGGTTGGGTCTTTGATATTATACCTTCTCAGTCCCAGGATGCGATACTTGGCGATTTCGCCCTTCTTATCGACCTGGAAGGCTTCATTGATAATAGCTCTGAGGTTGATGTTGGAGTCAGTTGTCCATTCCTTCAGGCATTCATCGATCTTCTGCTTGGCAAGCTGCAGCTCCACTCCGAACTGGATACGTTCCTTGAAGCGGATCTCCACCTTATACTGCTCATCAAAGCTGAGCAGGATGGCATTGCCCTTCCAGTGCAGGCCATGTTTCTCAGCCATGAACTCCAGGTAGCCTTCCAGTTCCTGAAAGAGCTTTTCCTTGTCGCTTTTAATGCGGTTATGCAGGCTCTTGACCCTGTCCATAGTCTTGCGGATAACCGTGTCCTGCTTGAGGATTTCCGGTCTTACCATTCTGAGGGGGATTTCCCTGCCATGTGAATCGGTCTTAGTGCGTTCCACAGACCCTTTACTTTTACGTGTCTTGTCTTGGTTCGTTTCCATGCGAAACCTCCTTATTTGATTTTCTTTTATGTGATTTAACTTTCTTATCAGGTTCAGATGCGGACTGTGAATCAGCTTCCGCGGTGGCTTGGGCTTTCTTATCTATATAATATTGGAGCATAGCGATTACTGCTTTGCGTTCGTTTTCACTAAGCAGGTTCCAGTGGCTTTTGCGGTAGTGGGTGATCAGGAAGGAGCGCAGGTCAGTCTTATTCCAACCGGCTCTCATCATCAGAGAATGCATATACATGCCTTGGGAGTCATAGGTGTACTCATCCGGGTATTCTTTTATGCGTACCCGCATGAGGATAAGCTTGATTTCGGTGAGGGCTAGTTCATCCAGGGCTGTCAGGGACTCACCATAGCCCCAGTGCTTGATCAGTTGCCTAAGCTGGTCTTCTGTCCAATTGAACTTCTTGACCCGCAGGGCATGGATATCTTGCCGTAAATAGCGTTCTCTCTGTTCTTTCGTCATAGTAATACCCTCGTTAAATAGTATTGAGATTAAACGATCAGCCTACGTGCACCGATCTTGTTTAAGGCTCTGAGCTGGCTTAAAATGCCCTTTTGGACTTTTCTGCCGATCTTAGGGACGTTCTTGCGGGAGATAACTACATAGGTAAAACACCGCAGGTCGATTACTTCAATGGATGCCAGGGCTTCCAGGTAGATATATACCCACTGCCGACTGCGCTTGATTACTTGAGCTATGTCTCGAATGGACTTGTATTTGCCCTGCTCAAGGACATCTAAAAGTTGATGAGTGGCTTTCAAGTCGAAAGACCAACCCCGGTAATGTTGATAGCCGACCTTCGAGTTGTATCGGTTAGTCCGGACATAGATGGGTGGATCATCCTCAATCTGCTTGATTTTATCACTGGCTAGCAGCTCTTCCAGCACAGACTCAACTGTATCTATGTCGATATCTGTTAAAGAGATCACTGTATCAACTCCGAAAGGTCTGTTATACTGGTTCACAAAGTTGAGGATCAGTTCCCGTTTGCTCATGCTGTCCTCAGTCTTTTAAGTCAGCTTCACTGACCCGGCTCAGGTTCCTCAACCTGCCGATCTGCTCGACATAGTGGATGAGCTTCATGGCTTTTCTGAGGTTACCGGTGGAGTGGAAGTGGATATAATCGATCACATCCGGAGCGAAGGGCACTTCCAAGATATCCTTGCAGATCTGCCCAATGTCCTTTTTAGTTACCGGTGTGAACTCATAGAAGACGTTGCATCTATCAAAGTAGTATTCATTTATCTGGTTGAGTCTATCCTTGGCATTCTGCATCCCGACCAGGATAACCACTGCTGTAGTCTCATCAACGATGTCCCTGATCGCACCTAAAAGCTGCGGATGCCGGAAGGCATAGTCGATCTCATCAATGATGATCACTGTGTCTTTCTTGTCTTCCAACAGCATCAGGCTTTGTTTAAAGAGGTTATTGGCAGTGCCGTAAGGTATGTAATCTCCCAGTCCGAACCTGGTATATAAGGTGGACAGCAGTTCCACTGCGAAGGACTTGGGAGTGGTCGTAGCTTCTAATCTCAGATAGATATAGCCCTTACTGAAAGCCATGCGCTTGGCATAGGTTGTCTTTCCTAATCCTGGCTTGCCATAGATCAGTCCCAGACCCACCATCTCCAACTTGGGACGGCTAATCAGATAGCTGATGCAATGGTCGGCTTTATTAACGTTCTCGGTTCTGACTAATATTCCCTGTTTCATATTCTCCTCCTTTAATTGATCCCGATGATCTTCAGCATATCCTTGAAGCTATGCGTTGCCACCAGGGAGTCGCCTGGCTCGGTCTGTTCATTATCTTCATTTATAGTTGGTATGGTTTCGATTGTAGGTTGTTCTGAGGTCTGATCTGCTTCTGCCAGAATCAACTCATCCAGTCTGGCTATCTCTTGCTCCGGTTTTGGCTCTGGTGCTTCAATAAGTGGTTTATTGATAAAGAGTGGCAGTTTATCAGTCTTTATAGGTAAGGGCTTTACCAAGCGATCCACAGTCTCCTGGGACTGCTTTATCCATTGCTTAGTACTGGAGGTGGTCTCCCGTTTCATTTTCCTGATCTGGGTAAGCTCCTGATTGAGTTCCTTATGAGCTACCGGCTGATCCATAGCGACATGAATAAAGGCATGCTGAGCTCTTCTCAACTCTGCCTGACAGATGAAGCGGTCATGCTTATCATAGACCAGTATCCATCTGGCATCGTTATAATCGTATCTAATGATAGCCGGTTGTCCCACATGTTTGACCAAGTCAGCATCCCAGTATAGCTTGCCATCTAAGAGGATACCCTGATTACGGATGCTTTTACGCTCTGCCGTCAGCATCAGGAAGTTGAGCCGTTTGGGTTCGATTATGCGGTCTTGAGGTAACTGGGAGGAACTGAAGACCTGCCAGGGTGTTCTGCCTTTGAGCGATCCATGCGGTGTCTCACCGTAGATATATCTGACATAATAGGCTATAAGCTGCATGGTCTCTTCCACCGTAGGTGCTTCACCTTGAAACATCTTCTGCATCCACTTTTCATTCCGCATGAGGGTGGCAGGTTTATCGGCTATATTGGAGCCTCGGAAGGTGGATACAAAGCGTTCCAGTTGCTCTTGCAGAGTTTTAAAGAACCGCTCAATAACCTTGGCTTTGGCATTATAGCTCTCTGCGAAGGCAACCCCGATATTGAGTCTCGGGAAGATACCTGACAGTTCTTTCTCCAGGTCATGCTTATCCCAGTCTTCATGGAATAGCTTGGCTTTGAAAGCCTTGCCGTTATCGAGGTAGACATACTCAGGCAGAGCACCCCAATTCATGAAACCGTTGCGAAAGGCAGTCAGGATATGCTGGCTGTCCTCGGTTACTGCTAAAGATGCTCCCACCGGGTAACGGCTTGCCCAATCCATCACCAGGATCAGGGTCATTCGCACCGGTTTACCGGTCTTGGGACTGATCACATCAAAGGCTAAGGTATGACCATCAGCTACCCAGACCTGTCCGACTTTGAGCACTGAGTCGTCCCGGAGGATGGTCTTGAGGATATGCTCCGAGACATATTTACTGCCTTTCCGAGCCTGAGCCCATTCAGCAGGATGTTCAGCTTCCCAGTCTAAGCACCAACGTTTAAGGGTTGGCTCACTTGTAGGTGATTCGCAGAGACCCAGCCGGGCTGCTGTCTTTAAGCTCCGGATAGCGGAGCCGATCTTGATGTTGTTGGGTCCAAGCAGTTTACTCAGCAGGAAACTCTGTTCCAGGTAAGTAACCTTGCGACCCTTATTCTTATTTTTTCCCTTATGCAGCATGGCATACATGTCGTTCTCGTTATCGGTGAACTTCTGCATCCAACCACGTAAGGCACGCTCATTACGTTTCCCTACTATATTGTATAGATCTGGTACTAATAGCTTATTATTGTATTCCTCGGTAATCAGCTTCCATTCGGCTGTCCGGGAGTCGCAGGCATTGAGCCTGTCCTGGACTGTGCTGCAGAATTGACCAAAGAACCTGGCTTCCTCAGCATAGCGGTGGGAGATAAAATCCGTAGGTCTTAAGTCGAGGTAGGTATTTTGCTCCTTATCTATATAAGGTATGGAAGGTCGCGGCAGGGGAACCTGAATTGCCGTGTCTTCCTCTGGATCAAGCTCAGCTTTAGGTTCATCAGCATCAATCAGGATTGCCTTGAGCTTCCGCTCCGGGTTGGACTGGACATAGGATAAGACATCCTGATAGAAGCTGTCATATTGCTCAAGATTGATATCATAGAGTTTCATGATCACCCCCCAGTTCAGTCTTTTCCCGATATCCATAGATCAGAGCGCTGTTAATCTTACGCTCTTTGATCTTGACCTTCAGTTCCAGGTAATCACTCGGCTCCATACCTTTATTAATACAGTCCTGCATTTCCATGCTGAGCAGTTCGGGATCAGGCATGACAAAGGTCTTGGGAACCTTGGCATTCCCAATGGCTACCTGCTCTTTAAAGGTTAGCATGTTATCCTTTCTGATGTACCGCCAGACTGTCCTGACCGAGCAGCCTTTCAGTTCAGCCACTCTCTCTACGGTCAGCCAGACGGCTTTGATACTCTGTTTCGACATTCTCAGTCCCTCATCATAATTGCCTACCACTGTGACAACCAGTGTGACAGATTTGCGTGTCACAGTGCTCTGGTTTTTCCGTGTCACAGTGCTTATACCAGTGTGACAGGTGATAAATCCTCTCGGATTATGGATTTTAACCCGTTCGGAGGGGTGATTGTCACAGTGATTGTCACACTGCCTGTCACAGTGCTCACTTTTTAGAGTGTCACACTGCCCCTTGTTAACCACTTTAATTTTAGTCGCTTTCATAAGCGCCTCCCATAATTAATATGGGTGCTACTTACCTGTCTTGCAATATGTTGGGAAGTACTTTCTGTGATTTTCTCAACTTTGCCGCAACTTACTTACCCCGCCGGAAAAATCCATCAGCAATTCACACTATTGATTAAATTACTTGACACAACTAATTAGCAGATTTACGTTGTGCACAGTTGCATAATGTTACCCATTCGGGTTATTGTCAATGAGATTTTATCCGTAAGGGAGGATAAATGTCAACTTACAATGTTGGTCAAAGGCTGGAATTGCTGATTAAATCTATGAATAAGAAGCAGGGACAATTTGCTAAAGATTTCAACATTTCCAACACATCATTAGCCCGGTATAAGACAAATGAGCGGATGCCGGACTCCGATTTTTTAGCCCGTTTAGGGCAATCTAAAGTCAATTTGAACTGGCTTCTTAATGGCGAGGGAAGTATGTATATTGTCCCACCCTGGGAAGTCAAACTCGAACCCAAGCGGACAAAAAAGGCGGATGATAAACAAGCTGTCGGAAAGGTAACTGATAGTATCGATGATATTTATCTCAGGACAAATTATCTGCCAGTGTCAGCGGATATTTCCGCCGGAGATCCCATTCCGGTGCCCGAAAATTTCGAGTATGCGGAACATATTGAAATACCGAAGAGTTATCTACGAGAGAAGGGTGCTCAATACCTGGCATTCAGAGTAAATGGTAAGAGCATGGAGCCGGCTATCCAGAATAACGACATGGTGATCATAAAACGTTGCTACGATTGGTCTGGAACCGATGGGATGGTCTGTGCGGTCAGATTCGAGGGAGCAATCACACTAAAGCGTGTACAGTTTGATCCTAAAAGGCAGGAGATCATCCTCCAACCTTTGAATTCAGACTTTCGGGTGATGGTTTTAGACTCACTTCAGAGTGAAGCGCTTTCTCTCATCGGCACAATCGCCATCCTGGTGCGATTTTGCTGAATCGAGTCAATTCACTGTAAAACAGTGAGTTCCAAATATAGTCCATAAATAGCGCAAATATGCAAAAACAGTGATCCAAACTAGTCCATATAAGTCCAAAGAGCACTGTGACACAGTCTAAAGCCAGTCCATCGTATCTCTCAATTTATTAAAGCCTTATCCCATGTTGTCACAGTGATCCTAATATGCAAATTTGGGTGACTCTTTATAATGGGAAGAATCCGGTTCAAATACGGCATCAACGATGTCAACGCCAATCTGGACGGGCTGATCGTGTATTACAGCCCGAAGTACGGACGCAATATTGCCCGGCGTTACACCAAGCCGAAGGTCACGGCAGAGGCAGTTGCCTTCGGCAGTAAGCAGAAACACCTGGGCGGCATCTGGCGGGAAGCCAGTTCTGCCTACAGGCAGGATATGAAAATCTATGCGGGACTGCTGGCACAGGAAACCGGCAGGCTGCGCCCGCCCTTTATCCTGTTCGTGAAGATGGGCTGGAACTGGCAGGCGGCAAATCCCGGGGACGATATCCTGAACCTCTCCCGGCAGCGCATAATCGATGAGGCAATCCCATTGCGGAGCGTTGCCGAAGCCATCGCCGCCGGTTTCCTGGAAAGCGTGAGCACCGGCGGGTTTGGCGAAAATCTGATCTAG